TTTAAAGGTACAAACTGCCGTTATGAGCGAGAACGTAAGTGGTTTGCTAAATGTGGAATTCATGGAAAACTGTGGGAACCGAAGCATGAATAATATTATCCAGCTACCTGTAGTAACTAAGCTCGACCTTAATGCAGATAGGGTGTTAGAAAACCTTATAGGCAAACTAGATGGTTTTGTGTTGGCGGGTTGGGATAAAGAGGGTAATGAGTTCTTTAGCTCTACATTCGCCGACGGTGGGGATGTTTTGTGGCTTGTAGAGCGTTTAAAATTATCATTGCTTAATGGGTAATTAACCTTATGTCCTCTCCCCCTACCACCCTCGTTCCCCAGTGGCGTCGCAACCCCGCTACCGTGTCCCCGCCGGCGGGGGTGGAGGATTTTATCACCCGCTCTAACCAATACTTTAACGAGTGCGCTGACAACGACACCCGCCCGACAGTTACGGGCTACGCGCTTGCAGTTGGCCTTCCCGGCCCCACCTCGCTTTTACGGTTAGGTCAGCGTATTCCCGAACTCCGTTATGTTATCAGCCGGTGTATGATCGCTATCGCGGCAGGGTACGAAGACTTAATCGGCTACGGTAACGCCGCCGGGCCGATATTCATGCTTAAAAACATTCCTGATTTTGACCCCGATGAGCCTGTAGGTGCGCCGGCGGTGCAGTTCTTTAATGACAGAAAAGAAATCTTATTGCAATCTAACGTGTATGGCGCGGCTCGTTCCTCTGCTGAGTTTGATTCGGAAGACCCAATAGAGACTTACGTAAGGTTGCTGCAAAAACGTGGATACATTCCCGGTGATAATGAAGAGCAAGAGCCTGTGGTGTGTAAAAAACCCACCGCTCCTATCCGCCGGGCTTTAACTATCATAACGGAGGGGTGGGATGAGTGACTTTGACCCATCCAAGTTTAATTGGGTAAATCCTGATTATAAGGGGGTGTTTGAGTTTCGGCTTGAGGCTCTTAGCCGGTTACGCAAAAACCCTGACTCCCTAAGTAAATTAATGCAGTATTACTCAACCCACTGGGCGGATTTTATAAACGATTGGGGAATGACCTTTGACCCTCGTGAGCCAAAAGACAAATACTTCCCATTTATTTTATTCCCCCGGCAGGTGGAGTTTGTAAATTGGGTTTACGACTCCTACATCAACTCTCGCCGAGGTTTAGGAGAGAAATCCCGCGATGTAGGCTTTACTTGGTTGTGTGCAGCCTGTGCGGTTTGTGTTTGGTTGTTTTATCCCTCGTCGGTAGTAGGGTTTGGTAGCCGTAAGAAAGAACTCGTAGACAACGGAGACCACGACCCGGATAGTATCTTTTGGAAAGTAAGAGCGTTTATCGACAACCTCCCAGCGGAATTTCTCCATCCTGAGTCCAACTCAGGCCGTAAGTGGGGAACCGTGCCAAATCTTTTAAACAATTCCGTTATTAAAGGGGAAATTGGTGATGAGATTGGCCGGGGTGGTAGGGCGGGGTTGTACTTCGTGGATGAGTTCGCGCATTTAGAGCATCCTGATATGGCGGAGAGTTCGTTATCCGCCACTACCAACTGCCGGATTTATATCTCAACGGTGAACGGGATAGGGAATTTGTTTTACACGCTGCGACAGTTTTTGCCGAAAGAACAAATTTTTATCTTTGACTGGAAAGACGATCCCCGCAAGCGACAAAACCCCACAATCCCTGCTGAAGAAGAGCCTTGGTATAAAAAACAAAAGCTTGAGTTGCTACCAACTACCCTGGCGTCCCAGGTGGATCGCAATTACGCAGCGTCCGTTTCAAACACACTGGTAGACCATAATAAAATCAAAGAAGCTACCTCCCGCCGGCCAGGGTCTATTATCCAACCCGACTCAACGCCGTGGCGAATTGGAGTAGATGCTGCGGGAATGGGTAACGATGAGATTGTAATCTGGGCACGCCGGGGCCGGTTGTCAATAGAGCCAGAGACTTATAGAAAACTGGACGGAGTGCAACTTGCTACGATTATTGAGTATAAAGTTAAGCGGTTGCTCAATACCGGCCCGGTGGAACTTATTGCGATTGAAAGAGACGGCCCCGGCGGCTCGTGTGCTGACCAGTTAAAATACGGCCCATTCAGCTCCATCACACTGGCTGTACATACCGGGGCGAAGCTGTCTGACGGAAAGCATTACAACCTCCGGGCGTATTTACATTCCCAAGCAGTAGAGTATATTGACGATTTGGAAATTTCTCTTCCTGACAACTCTACGTTTGTAGCACAAGCTACTGCGATTCAATTCGAGTACAAAGGTGGGCTTTTGCTAATTGAGTCAAAAGATGATTACCGGGCGAGATTCGCCCTGGGACGTACCCGCTCACAAAAGAACGCCTCCCGCAGCCCGGATCATTGGGACGCTTTTGTACTCACGTTTGTCCCGACACGGGCGAAGCCAATAAAAGCACAGAACACCGGGATGGAGTTTAAAAGCGTGAAAGCTGGCTGGCGCCCACTGGATAGCGTCATGGGGTACTAAAATGAACTCTACGGAATCCCAAGCTATTTTATTACGCTCATTACCCAATAAATTACTATCGTGTATTCAATTACTCTCAGAACACGACATTGACATTTACGCGAGCGACGCAGTTCTTAAACCCTTTTTAGAGTCCCAGTGGGAAATTCGGGACTTTGAACTTTTACTCGACCTTACCGGAAACTTAGACGCACCGAGGTAACATGGACACAAAAATTGCAGAAGCATTACAGCAAGCTAAAACCTGCGCACCTGTTTATTGTAAAATGGAGGGCGTTTGCTTTATTCTCGCAGCGGAGGTTGAAAGACTACACGCGCAAATTAAGCCAGCGGAGGAGCCACCACCCCCGCCAGGTGATACAAGCATAAGCTACGCCGAGCCTACTTATGATGCGCCTATACCGCTTTGGGGAACTATATGAACGACGCCAATATGCAACTACCTGAAAACGAAAGCCTTGAGTGTTTAGTTGCCACTCTCTGTGACGAACGTAAGCGGGCTATTAGCGGGCGAAAGGATTTAGAGCGGATTTGGCAATCCGCCCGGAATCAGTACAAAGGAATAGACGCGCTTAACCGTACAACGACAGAGTATGAGAAAGGGGAGACTCTTAATTCCTCTGTAACTCCCCTTCGCGAAAGCCTTGACAACGACCGCTCTACAGTCCTTGTTAACATCACCCGCCCCTACACAAATGCTGGCACGGCGAGGGTTGCGGATATTTTATTACCGACAGGTAAAATGCCCTGGGCTTTAAAGGCCACGCCCGTAAGTGACTTGCAAACAGTCTTGGGAATTCTTGTTAAGTATCCAAGTATTATGCAGCAAATTCCGATTTTCTTACCGGAGGTGGCCGTAAAGATGCAAGACGAGAACTCCGCCGCTGCCGCGATTCAAGTCGCTGAGACTATTATTAAAGACTGGCTTAAAGAGTCTGGCTGGGCCGGAGTGGTAAGGCGGCAGTTGGTGGAATCTGGAATTGTCGGAACGGGAGTTATTAAAGGCCCGTTTCCAAAGGAGCGTAAGTTAAGTAGCGATACTGCTAAAATTCTGGAGTTTATCCCGTTTAGTACGGATGAATTTACGGCGGAAATGCTGTTAAAAGAACTAGAAACCATGTTGTTTTACACTCCACAAATCGAGTGTATTAAGGTGGAAAATTGTTACCCTGACCCGGACTGCGGGACTGATATTCAAAATGGTAAGTTTTTCTTTGAGAAAATCCCGGAAGTAACAAAACGACAGTTGCAAGACATGATGAAAGACCCCAACTACTACGCTGACGCTATTAAATTAGCGTTGGATGAGGGGCCGCAGGATGAAAGCTTTAACAAAAGAAAGGAATCCAAAAAACCTTATTCCCTTTGGGTTAGAACGGGAGTAGTGGAATGGAAAGATAAAAACGAAGATTGCTCGCTGGGCTTTGGTGTAGTAACAATGCTTAATGATAGGATTATTAAACTGGCCCGGTTTCCGCTGGAAACGGAAAAGTTCCCTTATCATTTGGTTTGTTGGGAACCAAGGGATAATTCGTGGGCTGGAATTGGAATCCCAGAACAAATGGAGACCCCACAACGCGGGCTAACTGCGTCCGTTAGAGCTTTAATGGATAATATGGGGTATTCTGTCGGCCCGCAAGTGCTGGAAATGGACGGGCTTATTGAACCGATTGATGGTGAAGATACCAAACTCCGGCCTTATAAACGCTGGCGGGTTAAGTCTGGCTTACCCGGCATTGACGCAATGACGGAAGCTAAGAACGCAATGGCGTTTTTGGAGTTTCCCAACT